ATGTCTGTCCTTTCCTAAATACCATGCGGTCATGATTACCGATTATAACTTTTGTACCTACATCTCCAAATGCTTTATACCATCTAGCTATCCTTTTTATTGCTAGGTCTAACTCATCTCCACCTGACATACCATCAGGATTAGTCTCATGATATGATGAGTAATGATTATCTATAATGTCTCCAATAAATATGACTTGATTACAGTTGTATTTATTATATTGCTCTATACAAAAGTCTAAATATCTATCTAAACAAAAAGGCTCATGCAAATCGCCTATAATTAATACATTCCTAGTATTATCATTACGCATCTGCATGAGCATTTCTATTTCCTTATTATTTAACCTATACCTGTTATCTCTCATTAATGAGTACCGCCTTTAGTTTTATTATTAGGTATTACTTTATTTAATACCCAAATAATTTTAGCTAATATAGTATTGTCTTTGTCTGTAGGAGTTAATCTCACTACAATCTCAAATACAGCTACTAATGCTAGTGCAATCTCTTGCCATGTAATTCCATCCATGATTATTTATTTTGATTAATATTTAGTTAGTTATCTTTTATAGTGCCAGATGACATTTTGTTGCCGTGTCTCTGATATGTCAGCATGTACAAATGTAGATGCTATACCTATCCTAGTAAATCCTGCTAGTAATAAGCTGTTTACTAGTTTCCATCTATCTCTACTACTACCTACATGTATATCAGCAGCTATACCCTCTGTATGAGGACTATTTTTAGCTACTCCTGTTTTATATTTTTTTGCTAATTTTTGCTGATATTCTTTACTCCTATATCCTGAGTTGATTTTTATACCCTTACCATATAGACCTCTAGCCTCATCAAGCATGTATATAAATTTGTCAGACATAAACTCCTCTCCTGATCCTACTAGTCCAGGCTGGTCAAATTCTGCATAAGTAAAATACTTAAATTTACTCATTTTTTTTTACAATCTTTACTACAATATCCTAAACAGATTTTTTTACCTGTAATGTAGTATAATAAATTACATATTAATTTTATCATTTTATTTATTTTTTTTATAATGTGAGTACCATCTACTAAATGTATATCCTATTGTAGCTACTAGTAGTATTATTTTTAATATCATCTCTATATCTGCTAATGTAGTAAAGCCTAATACGCTACTATTTACTACTAATATCTCTCCTAAATCCTGTTTTACCTTTTGTAATGGCATTTTTAATATATTTTTTTAAGGCTATCTCATTTTTAGCCTTTGGTTTGTATGTCTTTTGTCTACTCATTAATATTTTTTAAGGTCAGGAGTTAAAAAATCATCTAATGTCAATCCTTTTACTCTGTCCTTTTGTGTCTCTAGATTCATACCAGAGTAATACGCTGATTTTGTTGGACTAAGGTCTGCACCTGATGATGTGCTGTATTCAGGTAGACTAGCTGTATTATGTCTAATAAATCGTACCATCCTCTCTAAAAAAAACTCAGCAGTATTTATAATCTCCTGTCTTAGGTCTTTATACTCCTCATTAGTCAATGCCTGTATATTTTCTGATGTTTTTATACCTACCCCATTATTTGAGACTCTGACTCTTAAAAATGGTAATGCAGCGTAAAAACTGTAATGTACTAACGCCTCCATAATATAATCATCTACTAATGTCTGATATGTACCTGACAATGAGCCTGCGGTAATTTTAGTCTGTAATGCCTCAAATAGGTCTGTACCTAATTTAGGCTCTATATACATACGCTGACTAGTTTTTATATATGGCAATATAAAATCCATGTCTACTGAGCCTGATAGACTTGTAGAGTTTTTTATTTTCTCCTCACTTATAAATAATACATAACTCATATCTCTTAATTTTTTCTACCTTTATTAGGCATGTTAATAGGCGCTACTGATACCTCCTGTGCGTTTCTAGGTAATGACACTCCTCTACTCCTTGCCTCTGTACTACTAATTATCTCATCTAAATTGCTAGGTCTCTCTCCTTTTTTAGTTATATACACCCTGCGGTACCATTTATGATAACAATTAACTCCTCCCTTATATTTCCAGATAGAGTATGTGTCTGAGCCTCCAGGTCCAAATCCTGGATTTACAGCCTGCGTACCCATCCTAATTATATCCTCTTTACGATATGCTTTGTTTGCATTTTTCATAGCTTTACAAAATGCTCTATCTCCTCCAGGTCCATCATATACATATCTAACTCTGTATATATCATCTTGATAATTTGTCTGTTTAGATGTCTGATCCTGACCTGATTTTGCATTTGGTATAGCTCTACCTGTGCTAGCTAACTCAATTCTAGTTAAGTCATGTAGCTCTCTCTCAAAATTAAAATTATTATCCTCATCCTCTGCGTCTGTCTCTGAGTATAATTCCCACTCATCATCATCCAAATCATCTCCTAATGCTATAAACTTCTCTAATGCAGACGCTTTAATAGGTACACAGTTAGGTACTTTTTTACCTCCCTTTGTTTTGTGTCCTATAGGCTCATATCCTTTTTGACATGGATTAGGACTAATTAACTCCTCTTTACAATTACACTCCTCTAAATTCAAATCTTTTATAGTATCATGGTCCTCACATGGCATAAAATAAGTAGTACCATCCTGCGTATGCTGGTGCGTGCCCTTACAACCTAATCTCTCAGCCTCTGCCTCTGCCTCCTCTATAGTTTCATATAATGGTAGCTCTATACCATCAGTAATCATGCTACCTACTTTTTTTAACTCCTCTTTAGCTGTATCATCTGACTCCTCTAATTCAGGTAAGCCAAGCTCCTCTCTAATCTCATTTTTGGTCATGACCGCCCTCATATCCTCAATAGTAAATTTATTAGATACTGGCTTAGCCTGTACAAATTGTATAGGTAAATCCATATCATTTACTGCAAATATTTTAGATAATGTCTTTAATATGTTTTTTTGATACCCTTTTACTACGCTGTTAAGGTATAAATCAAATGCCTCTGTCATCTCTTGTGCATTATTACCTAATCCTCCTCCTGTGTCTCTAATACCTACTAATAATGGACTAGTACACCTATGTCCTGTAAGTATGTTTTTTTGTATTAATTCCTGTAATGCTAAATAAGTTTTATCGCTGTTAGGTAATTGTATAGGAGTTATCTCAGGACTTCTATCTGCTCCATCTGAGAAAGTTAAAATTACTTTGCCTGCATTAGCACTCCCTGAAAATTTGTTATTTAATGATTTCTCTATATCCAATCTCTCCCGTTCTGATGGTATTCCATTGTTCATAGACACTACCATTGTACCACTAAAATTATTTTGTACATTTGCTAGATGGTATTGTGCAATTTCTGCGTCTATTAGACTCCAATTATTTGAGGCAATGTAATCAGGTAGATAATATGCGTCCATACCAGGGCTGTATGATCCTGCGTATAATAATTGACTAGGATTAGTCCTATCATTTACATTAAATGCTGGTACAGGTACAGGCTCATTATCTCTAGTGTTAGTCCAATCTGCTGACACATAGTATGTATCTGTTTTACCTAATGCATTAGGACGCCCTACCCTTACTCTCTCAGCGCTGACATGTCTAATCTCTGATATAGTCTGTCTGTCTTTACTCCATATAATATTAAGAAAATATCCTCCCTGTAATTTAAAGTCAAATGCACACTTTTTTACTACCTCATGTAGTGTCTCATCGCTATTAGCATTTTTAAAAAATTTAGATAATTTAACTTGAGCCTCTAAATTGTCTGTCTCCTCTATTATTATGTCCTCTCCTCCAATCATGTCTGCAGTAGTATTTACAATTGCTGCATGTGTACTACTAGAATAGTATAAATCTACTAAAAAATTAGGATAAGCGTTATGCCAGTCCTCCCCGCTATACTCAATCCAATCGCTACCCATTTTCTCAGATATTGTAGGCGCGGTCTGACTCTTTAGCTCAATAGACATTATCTGTTTTTTATTCTTTGCCATTATATTGCTGTTAAATAATTATTTAGTTTTGTTCTATCAGATGCAGATAATGATGTATTTACAATTACTATTTCCTTAATTTTACCATCTGTATTACCTCCTATGCTGTCTATATCTAATGTGCCGCTAAGTGCTCCCGCTACATATCCTGTTGTAGTTATTTGTGTTTGCGCGCTACCATTTAGATAAGCTACTACTCTATTAGTATCATCTCTTTCTATACCTATATTTACAAAAGTATCTGCAGATATGCTAGTTGTAAATCCAATTTTTTGACTATTGTTAATTTTACCTCTTATCTCGCTACCTGACTGTACTCTAAAAAAGTCCTCAGATGCTGTATCTGTGTCATAAAAAAACAAATCATGTGAGCCGCTAGTAAATGAATCAAAACTTACTCTAATATACATAGCAAACTCTCCACTAAAATTCATTTGCGGTCTACTTAATACATCATTAGACTCCTCAGCACTAATTACACCTCCTGACTCTAAATTGTATTGATAAAAATTACTAGACGCTGTAATATGACTATTATTACCACTACTGTCAAGCCATTTATGCACATCCTCGCCATTACTTGCTAATGTATCGCTAGCTGTAAATATATCAGTATTGTCAGGTTTTTGGTTTCTATACCATCCTATTAATCCTGATAGTCTAGCTGGAGTCCATGCACCCCCTGCATATCTATTAATACTGTTTGTTAATGCTAATCTCATTATAGAGTATCATTTTTGTATATAAGTGCTAATCCTGAGCTAATAGTAATTGCTGTAAAGTTTAGAAATAATGTAGTACCTGCCTGGTATGTCTGATGTAAATTAGAGTCTGTACCTGAAACATTACTACCTGTATCTAAATTACTTACTGTAGTCTCTATAGGAAACGCTACAGCATAGCAATCCTTACCAGATACAGCACCTGTACCTGATACTACTATTTCTACTCCTCCTTTACCTAGTTGCTCGCTTAACAATTCTTGTGTTGTATCTGCCATAATTTTTTATTTTAATCTGTGTATAAATAATTTGTCTCAGTTGCTGTATGCTGTGTATATTGTATTTGCTCACTGCCTACAGTTTCCTGTATTTTAATTTTACCTCTATGTACTAATCCCTGTACTACTCCCTTGTCATTTGCTGCTGGACTTAATACCTCTGTCTCTGTTGTAGGCGCTTTGCCTGATGATAAATCTACTGTACCTACCCATGATACCTCATATACTTCGTAAGTCCAAAATCCAAAAGGCTTAAAATTTATATTACCTGTTAATACAGCGTCTGTAGTATTATGTGTAAGTCTTTGTCTTACAAATCTGTCATTTATTTCTAATATAGTGCCGTATGCATATTTGACATCTTTAGTCATATCATTTGTACACTTAAATAAATACCTTAAATTAGTAGTTGCTACATTGTCATTAATTTGACTCTCTAATAGGGATAGGTATGACTCTATATTACTGCCGTATGTTCCATGTATCATATAGTATAATAGAAATTTATTGTAAATATTTTTTTTTACAATTTACTACCTACAAGATCTTTAGATTTTTTGTCTTTTTTTGACTTAGTAAAATAACTTTCTAGACCTAGTAATTTTACCTCATTTGACTTTACTGTGTCTAATCTAATTAATCTACCATTTTTAATTAATTCTACCCCTTTGTATTGTTTTTTTAGTTTGTACATTTTATATGTTTTTAAATTTAACAAAAAAGGAGGCATATAGCCTCCCTTTTATATATATAAATCAATAAATAAAAACTAATTTAATTAGTCTGCATCTATTGTAATAGTGCTACCACTATTAAACGCTGTATTATCAAATGGCGCTGCAGTATAATCAGCTACTGTAGGAGTAGGGAAACTCTCAGCTCCCTCAAAAGTCCAATCATAGCCGTTCATATCTCCAAATGCTGCTCCTGATACATTAGTACCTGACGCTAGCTCCATACCATTGTCTAATCCGCATAATAAAACTACATTTTTACCATTACTATTTAGCTCATTTAGCTCTAATCCAATACACAATCTTACCTGAGATAATACTTTTAACTCATTTTGATCCTCTTTAGTTAATTTGTGTAATTTTATATTAACAGATGGAGTAAAAAATACAGTGCCATTTTCGCTGGATGCGTTAATAGTTTCTGTAAAAGAAGCTGTACCCCTTTTTAAAATATATTTTTTAATGTTATCTATACCCTCTAAATCTGTTAATTCGCTATTAGCTATAGTAGATGATGTAATGTCTTGAAATCTGAAAAAATAAGCGTTTTTAATACCGCCGACTGTATCTCTACAGGTAATTTGTCTCCCTTTACTTAGCAAACATGACATATCTATAAATTTTTAATTGTTATTATTAAGTAAATTAGAGGGAGTATTATACTCCCCCTTTTTTACAGTTCTTATTAGTCTAATCTTACGATGTCTCCACCTTGAGCATGCTGTGTACCTCCACTAAATTTAGCTACTACTCTTAGATTATTACTACCATCTACCTCACTCATGTCTAAAATTCTTAAAGCTGGTCCGTGGTCAGAGATTAAATCTGTACCAAAGAATAAATTAGACTTTTGAGCCGCACACATTTTGTCATCTGGCATACCTGGACAAACTGCTAATTTAATTCCATTAAACATAGGTACATAAGTATCTGTCATAGAGTATAAGTTAGCATATCCTGCAGCTGCCATATTTTGTATGTATAGTCTGTATGACGCTGTAGATAGATATATATATAAATCCTCTTTGCCATAGACTGCCGCTGGTATAGCTGCTGTAATTATATTTAAGTTTTCATCTATATTAGTAGCGTCAAATGCTGTACCTGCTCCACCCTGATTAGCTGCCTCTACAATTGCTGTGTCATTTTCAAAATGACCATTACCTGCATGCATAAATCCTGTAAACTCTCCTGATCCTGTGTTATTACCTTGCCATATTTTAGACTCTACATGGTCTGCAATAGTAGACTGTAGGTATGATACTACAAATGCTGCAAAGTCATCTGACATACCATTGTTATGCGCTCCTGCTCTCATTTTTTCTGCTTGGAAATCTGCTAGTAGGTCTAATGCACATAAATCTACATTAATTTGTAAATTCTCAGGTAATAATACTCTCTCTGTTAGAGTCAATGTACCTGCATCTGTAAAATCACAATTAGCATCAGTAATTAATCCTGATGATGCTACTTTTGTAATATTTCTTTTAAATTTAACATTTTCTAATACTGTTAAATATTCTAAACTTTTAGCTTCTTTTAAAGCCGCTGCAATATACTGACCCGCATGTGAGCCTGCATAATTACTAGTTATTGAAAATCCCATTTTTTTTAATTTTTAATTATTATTATTATTTTAATCTATTTTTTTCTCTCTTTAAATTATAGTAAAATCTTTGAGATGATGTTAATGAGTTGTACTCTGCTTTAGATAACTCCTCTATCCCATTATTACTACTAAATTTATTTAATTTAATACCCTCATCTGATGGCATGTCTGACAATTCTTTTACTTTGTCTTTAGTCTCTTTTAACTCAGACTTTAAAGATGTCAATTCTTTTTTAGTAGCTTCTAAAATTACTCTAATTTGTTTTGCCATTGCTACCTCTTCAATTTTCTCTTCTACAATAGCTACAGCTATCTCTGCTGCCTGCTCTGCAATTGCTGGAGTAATCTCATCTCCTGTAGCGTCATCAATAGCCTCAGCTACCTCAGCTACCGCTCCTCCTACCTCATCAATTACCTCCTCTACTACTGCCTCTGCTGGCGCATCCTCATCCTCATATTTTTTCTCTTTGTCTTTACCTGCTTCTACCTCCTCAGTCTCCTCAGACTCCTCAGTAGCTGTAGTAATAGAGTCTACAATACCCTCCTCTACTACAGTAAAAGTAGTACCATTTTCTACCTTATACTCTCCTGCTGGTAATTTCATAGTTGATCCATCAGTAGCTAATACACTGACATCTCCACCCTCAGTAAGCGACTCTCCCTCACTTACGATAATTGTGCCATCCTCAAGCTTTGCCTGATAGGCTAGGTCTACTGTCTCAGCAGATAGGCCTAATGCTGTCAAAATTTGTTCTTTAATATCCATGATTTTAGTATTTTTTATATAGTATAATAGAAATGTTTTTTAATTATTTGATTTTCATTATTTCTGCTAATGCTTCTAGTATTTGTTTGTCTGTGTATTTTTG